ATGGACGCAGACCTTATTTACATGGCAGTCTTGAAGCGACCATCCGATACCGCCTCGTTGTCGCAATCACACAATGGTTATCAAAAGACCATTGGTTCGGAACGCGATTTCTACCAAGACGAGAAAATCAAGTACGCTATTCAAATCTACGAAAAGTACGATGACGAAAAGGCGGGCATCCTTGAAAGCATTAAGCGCAAGATTCGCTTTGTTCCAATAGAAGACGTTGATAGACTCACATGATGCACGATGAAATACTTGAATACCCTTACACTGGCACGATAAAACGCGTGTTGCAAGGAGAGGGCGACAATCCAGACACAGAGGTTCTCCTTTATGAGGGTGTGATGGATGAGCACATGACGGAGCATGAGGTTGGTAGAACACTTCAAACATCGTCATACATCATAAGCATTCCTCTTATAAAGGACGCCAACGATAATTGGATTGTACCTCGCAAGGGTGACAAGATTCATTTGGTTCGTTATGGCGAGGAAATCGATTTCACTGTTGACAACGCAGAGCCTTCTCAATTGGGTGGTGTGAGCATCTATTCTTCACGAAGAGATTGGTACGACGATGAAGAAGAGTCAAGTTAAATTTAGCGTAGCCAAAACAGGAAAGGCAATTTTTAAAAGCCTTGTCCCCGTTCAAACCGAGCGGCTAATTGCTTATGCTAAAGAAACAATGACGCAGATAGGCAACACAATACAAACCTATCATAGCATAAACCACATGGACAGAACTGGCAATTTGCTTAATAGTTTATGTTGGGGCGTGTCGTATCGTGGAAAACTTGAAGGGTTTGGTTTCTATAGAGAAGCAAGTTCCCTAAGACAATCATACCTACACGAATGGGATAGTCGCGCTGATGCATTTCCTGTTGACGGCCATCGCATGGCTCAAAACTATATCGACAAATATGGAAAAACATTCACAACTGGGTGGCGAGTATTCTTTGCAATCCTCGCTCCATATTGGGGATATTGGGAAACGGGTTTTACTTTTAAGGGTGTGCATGGAGAAAGGTTTATGCAGTTCGCCGTAATGACGCAATTCTACGACACTATACAGAAAGAACTAGAACCAGCGAACGTTACTTTCCATGTTACAAAGGACATAAAATATTCGCAAAACGAATTGGATAAATACAACGAATCTGGAAGATACAGCAAGTGGAAATCTAGGTCGAAGTATGCCGATAAAACATGGGGGTGGAAGAGACATAGATAATGGTAGCAGAATCACGCATAGGATTATATGACTACGTTCACGACTTGCTTTGTGAAGAAGTAACAAAGAACGTGTATCGTATGAGCGAGCCGCAAGAATTAACAAAAAGCGACACGAAAGATGGCTTTATAGTTATCACTGCTGGCAATATTGTTGATGAGAGCGAGTTCCTTAACCAAGCCTATGGAAGAGTCCGTGTCTTTGTCGCTGCCTATGTCCCGCTAATGAGTCGTGGGAGGCTTGACAAGTCAAAGTATTCCGCAATGGAAAACGCGATAAATACAGCCATAAATGCGGAAATCAATAACGGTACAAACGCAACCTATTCCATTCAAAGCGATAGCATATTGTCAATGGATGATTTTGTTGACACAAATGCTAATAATGCCTTTAGCGTATTTGTTAAATCGTTTATAGTAAACATAGACTAAATCTTTTACAAATAATAATTAAATTTTTAGAATTATGGCAAAGAAAACAACGTTAAAGCCAGTTGCCCTCAAATATGGTGAGGTTGGTGCAACTGCATCTACCGCCCTCATGGGCGTATTGAAGGGTTTGTCAATTAGTCAGGATGAACCCGATTCTACAGAGATTGAAGCCGAGTTCTACGACAGCCCGTTTGACATCTTCTATGATGGTAATCCCGTTACCATGACATTTGAGTTGGCAAACTACGATTTGAGCGAACTTCCCGCTCTGTTCGGTGGCACGTATAGCAATGGTGTTTACGAGGGTGCCGCAACCGCATACACCTCCGAACACTCTTGGGAACTGAGCTTCGGCCGAGGCTTTGCTTCGCTTTACATCTACAAGGGTCTTACCATTGGTACTTTGAAGAAGGACGCAGATGGTGCATTGAACTACAGTGTAACAATCACTGCACTTGTTCACACCACTGGTTCTGGCGCAGAGGCCGTAGACCACATGTACAAGATTGTTGCTGGCTCATAAATCATAAGGAGGGCTTAATATGGCAAAGAAAACAACCATAAAACCAATAGCCCTTGGCTATCGCACAGTCGGAAGCAGTGGCAATTATACGCCACTCATGGGTGTATTGAAAGGTCTTACGCTTAGTCAAGACGAACCAGATAGCACCGAGATAGAGGCGGAGTTCTATGATTCTCCATTCGACATTTTCTACGAAGGTAATCCTTTAACAATGTCATTCGAACTTACAAATTACGATTTGGAGGAGCTTCCACCGTTGTTTGGCGGTTCTGTTGACTTGGAAGAGGACTACGAGGGCAACCCCGTTGCCTACACAAGCGAATGGGAATGGCGTTTGGAGTTCTCTCGTGGCTTCAATGCTATTGTTATAGCAAGAGGTCTTACAGAGGGAACAATCAAGAAGGATACCGATGGCGCGCTCAATTTTGCCGTGTCGATAACTGCGCTTATCTATCACGACACAAGTACAAATCCCGCGAAGGACGTAATGTATAAGATTGTTGCCGAAATACCACCTACGTTTACCAATACGGTAAAGATAAACACGTCTGAGAGAACCGTACAAGAAGGTGGTATACAAACTACACAAACTCCACTTGTTGACCTCTATCTCTATGGCGACCACCTATTGAATGCGACACCATATATTGAGAAGGTTGGTGTTCCAGACGACCCGATACATCCAGCATCACAAAACAGTGGTGTAGTCCATTTCTACATTGACCCAAGTATTTCTGAATCTGGTGACCAGTTCGATGTTTACAAGGACGCAGATGTTGACGTGCCGTGGTTTGCGATAGTCAACCAATAGGGCGCGGATGAAGACAATGAAAAGCAACGAGGGTGCATTATAGGGGTGTCCCCTGTGATGCACCCTTTAATTAAATAACAAACATAAAAAGGGTAAACAAAATGGTTAAAGAAATTAACAAAGAACAAGAAGAAAGCGAGTTTAAGGATTTCCCAATAGACATTAAAAGAGACATAGTAGATATTCTCAACGATACTCCGTCATTAGTAAAACTCGGAGATAAAGAATATCGTGTTAAGAATATGCGTTATTATTCGCTATATCGCATAGCGAGATTGGTTATGGACATGCGAAAAGCAGATGAGAACCTTAATGAAGACCAAAAGGTTATCATGGCGCTTTGCACGGATTTGGACGCTATGTGTGAGATAATGGCGATTATACTATGCAACCATTTGTTTACGCCAGACGAGATACGTGGTTTCGATGATGTAGATTCCATTATGTCAAGGAACGATAAGTTGGTGCAAGTAATGAAAGCAAAAGTAATGAATAGCACGTTCGATACGAACCAATGGGCTGCTATCATACTTGGTGCAATTAAGAGCATTGATTTGTCGGGTTTTTTTTTACTCAAAAAATCGGTGAGTACGCTTACGGATTCTCTTCTGATGAGGAAGAAGAAATCGGAGGAGACAGCATCACTGTTTATGGAAGCACAGTCGTTGGCGACGCAAGTGACTTCCTCCGGGCGTTCACACAATACCGATTAGACGATTACCTATACCGCCTTTCAATAGCGCAAATACAATTTATGTCAATAGATAACACGCATACGAAATACTTGAAGGGTAAGGACAAAAGTGCTTGGAGCGGCTTTAAGAATGCATTGGAATCATCGAAAAATCTCGCAAGTTTTACGAATGCATTCTCGATGCCTCTATTGAAAGAGGGTGAAGAGATTGAGATTCCAGTTCGCAAACCAAGCAAAGACAAGGCGAACAAGAAAGATAGTAACACTACAAAATAATATATACCACTATGGCAGATTATAGCCCAACCATAATAGCAGCTTCGCTTGACGATAACGAGTTAAAAACCTCAATAGACAAACTCGTAAAATATGTAGGCGACCAATCTCTTAAAATGGCGCAAGAGTTTGACGCGGGAGTTCAGCTAATGAAAGAAAGCCTAAAAAACTTAGGCAACATTAAGCAAGTCGATAGTAGTTCAAGAGCTAAGTCGCACGATGATGCAGCAAAGGCGATTGAAAGGGAAACAAATGCATTGGACAATTTAGCGAAAGCGACTAGTAGGGCTACTGTAAGAAAGGATATTAGGCACGATTATGTTCAACTAGATAGCGACATAGATAAGCAATGGTCATATATTATTGACCTTAACAAAGACGTTGACGCTCAATTGCAACACATGATTGAGCATGAGCAGAAACTCATACAAGAAAAAGAGCACGAGGCACAGGTCACAAGAGAGATACAACAAGCGCGTGACACAAGAACCGGCGTAAGTGGCAAAAGTCTTGAATGGGGGGACGTGCACCAAATGGAAACGCGTTCGCGTAGTATACTCGCTCAACAAACAAACGTAAAAACCGCCACCGCGTCTTATTCCGAACTTGAAAAAGTTGTTGCGACATATCTTGGCGTTAGTGAACAAGAGTTAAACTTACAAATAAAAAAGAGTGGTTCTTACAACGCATTAAGTTCTTCTTTAAAAAACATGCGCGCTGCTTATGCTGAAATGACGCAAGAAGAACGAAGTAGTGGTGCGGGCAAAAACCTTGCCGAAAACATACAAAAAGTTCAACGCGCAGTACAACAAGCACAGGCTCAAATGAATCGCCCCGTTAGTCTAAATGCTGCACTTGGTTTAAGCGATAAAACACTTGACGATATTGCATACAAGATTCAAATGCTTCAACGCTATCGTGGTGGTTTAGACGTAGAAAAGCAAACAAATGATATTAAAAAGGTTAATGACGAAATTGACAAGT